TGAAGCTAGTTCACCTGCTAAGAACTCTCTACAAATAAATCTATCTGGTGTTGAACAAACATATGTATCAGTAGTTTTAAACAACAATGTAATTGGTGATGTAGTCAAGATTTACAGAGGTTTTCTTAATAGTTCTAATGCACTGATAGCTGATCCTTTTTTAATTTATTACGGAACGATTGATGAAGCTAATATTATAGATGATGGAAGCACCGCAACAGTCAAATTAAATATCACATCACATTGGGGAAATTTTGAAAAAATATCTGGAAGAACTACAAGTAATAATTCACAACAAAGATTTTTTAGTGGTGATAAAGGTATGGAGTTTGCAGCATTAACAGTTAAAGATATTAAATGGGGTAGAACATAATGGGTTTCTTTCAAGACTTTTTTGATTTTGTTGGTGATATATTTGAAGAAGTTATTTCTTGGATTGTTCCTACTCCAGAGATACCAGACTTTGGAGATTTACAATCAGATAAAAATGCACAAGGTGTTTTAGTAAATAAATTTCAATCAAATGCTTCTATACCGATCATTTATGGAACAAGAAAAGTTGGTGGGAATGTAGTATTTCTTGAAACATCTGGTGCTGATAACGCATATCTTTATATGGTTTTAGTTCTTAGTGAAGGTGAAATAGATGATATTACTTCAATATTTATAAATGATAGTGCTGTTACTTGGTCTGGTGATTTAGCAGATAACACAGAAAGAACAGTTGCTAGTAATGATGCTAATTATTTTAAAGATAGTGCAAGTTTAATTACAGTAAGACCTCACTTTGGTGCAGACGATCAAACCCAAGATAGTTTAGTTGGTGAACTTTCATCATGGACTTCTAATCATAGACTTCGAGGACTAGCATATTTATCTTTGAAATTTACATGGAATCAAGATGCCTTTGGAAGTATTCCAACAGTTCAAGCATTAGTAAAAGGAAAAAAAGTTTATAATCCAAACCTAGACGGAACAAAAACAGGAGGCACAGGAAGTCATAGAGAAGATACAAGTTCAACATGGGAATATTCAGATAACCCTATTTATTGTCTATTAGATTATTTAAGAAATAGTAGATATGGCATGGGTATATCTAATGAATACTTTGATACTAATTATGCTGATTGGCAAACAGCAGGTGATGTTTGTGATGCAAATATAACTCCTTATTCTGGTGCAAGTCAAATTGACTTGATGGATTGTAATGCAGTTATAGATAGTTCCAGAAAAATCATTGATAATGTTAAAACCTTTTTAGGTGGTGCTAGATCATTCTTAAATTTTACAGCAGGTAAATATAAAGTTGTAACTGAAACATCTGGAAGTGCTGCAATAACTTTAACAGAAGATAATATCATAGGTGGTATTAATGTTTCAAGTGCAAGTAAGAACTCAAGATACAATAGAGTAATTGTTTCTTTTATAAATCCAGACAAAAACTTTCAATCAGATGAAGTACAATATCCACCTGCTGATGATAGTAACGAGGCTAGTGCAGATAGACATGCAACATTATTAACTGCTGATGGTGGTATATTATTAGAAGGTAGATTTGATTTTCCTACAATCACTAGTCCTTATCAAGCACAAGAATTAGCTGAGATTATATTAAGAAAAAGTAGATCAATACTAAATGTTAGTGTAACAGCAGATGCAACAGCTTTAGATTTAGCAGTAGGAGATATTGTTAATATTACTCATGCAACACCTGCTTTTAGTGCAAAAGCATTTAGAGTTATGTCTTTAAATATAAAAAAAGATATGCAAGTAGGTTTAGCTTTAACTGAACATCAAGATAGTTTTTACACATTTGGAACACAACAAGAAGTTGCTACAATCCCAGACACCACTTTACCAAACCCATTTTCTGTTTCTGCACCTACTTCTATTACATTAACAGATGAATTGGTGGAGTATTCTGAGGGTGTTGTTTTAACAAGATTAAATATTGCAGTTGGTGCTAGTGCAGATCAATTCGTATCTCAGTATCAAGTTGAAGTAAAATTAAGTACAGAAAGTAATTTTAAGATATTAGCTGTAGGATCAGATTTAAATTATGAAATGCTTAATGTTATTGATGGCAGTACATACAATGTAAGAGTAAAAGCTATAAATTCATTAGGTGTTAATTCATCATACACAAGTGCTGATAGACTAATAATTGGTGCAACCCTACCACCTTCTGATGTTAAAAACTTTAGTGTTAATATGCTAGGTAATTCACAGATGCAATTAAATTGGGATGCTAATACTGATCTTGATGTATCTTTCTATGAGATTAGATATCAGAATGTCACCTCAAATGCACAATGGAATAAATCAGTAAATTGGCTTCAAGTACCTAGAACATCTGGCACATCAATTACAACTAATATTAGAAGTGGTGCTTTTTGCATTAAAGCGGTAGATAAACTTGGAAACGAAAGTAATAATGAAACGATAATATTCTCTAATATTGCAGAAATTACAGAGGGTTTTAAAAACATTCAAACATTAACAGAAGATATTACCGCAGGTACATTTGATGCTGATGTAGCTTTAACAGATAGTAGTAGTACAACATGTATAGTTTTAGATACCAAGAATGATTTTGATGATGTGACAGGCAACTTTGATAGTGCCTCTGGTAATTTTGATTTAGGTAGTGCAGATGATAATATTGATGATGAGGGATTTTATACCCTTAATCAAAGTTTATCTTTATCAGCTATTTATGATGTTTCTTTTATTAAAAGCATCACAATAGACCAAATAGAAGATCCATACGATCAATTTGATAGTGGTAGAGGTGTTGCTTTATTTGATGATGCACCTGCACCTTTTGATGGGAATGATCCTACCAATGCTACTGCACAATTACAGATTGCTTCATCAACCACATCTTTAGATAATGCTACTGAATTTCAACCAATGAACACATCTACTACCTTTAAAGGAAGATATTTTAAATTTAAATTAAGACTTGCTAATAAGAACAATAAAACTAGAGCATTTGTTTCTGGAATATCTATTGATGTTAAAATGCAGAAAAGAACAGAAACAGGAGAAGATGAAGCTAGTGGAACATCTACAAAGACAATAACATTTACTAATCCATTCTTTGCAGTACCTAGCATTGGTATAGCCGCACAGAATATGGCAACAGGAGATTTTTATTCTATCAGTAATAAGGCAATTAGTGGATTTGATATTGTATTTAAAAATTCAAGTGGTACTAATATAAACAGAACTTTTGATTTTGTCGCTATAGGTCATGGGTTGAAAAGTTCATCATAATGAGGTAAAGAATTAAATATGAGTCAAGTATCAGATGTTTCCATAGCTAATCAAGGTTTCTCAGCTTTTAGAACTGAATTAAATAATATTTTGGGTGCATTGAACTCCATGCATTCTGGAACATCAAGACCATCTTCAGCAACCACAGGAACAATGTGGCTAGATACAACTAATTCTGGATCTAATTCATTAGAGATTAAATTTTTTGATGGATCAGATGATATATCAGTAGCTACAATAGATACATCAGCAAACACAATAAATTTCCTAGATAGTGTTGTAACAGGTATAAATATTGTGACTGATACTTCACCTCAACTTGGTGGTGACTTAGACACAAATTCTTTTAACTTAAAAATAGATGATGCTCATGGTATTTTTGATGATGATAACAATGAACAATTAATATTTCAAAAAACAGCAAGTGCTGTGAATTTTGCAGAACTCACTAATTCAGCAACAGGAAATGATGTTGGACTAGCTGTTGATGGTACTGATACAAATGTAGGATTATCATTATCTACAAAAGGTTCTGGTAAATTTAAATTTAATGATGCCGCCTATTTTCCAGAAGCAACACTTACAGACGCATCTACTATTGCATGGGACACACAAGCCGCACCTGTAGCCAAAGTAACATTGACGGATAATAGAACTCTTGGTGCAGGAACAAATGCAGTAGCAGGTCAATTTGTTAGTTTATTAGTTATTCAAGATGGCACAGGATCAAGGACATTATCATTTAACGCAGTTTACGAATTCACAGCAGATACAGCACCTACATTAACAACCACAGCCGCTAAAGGAGATTTATTTATCTTCAGATACAATGGTGCTAAATTTTTAGAAGTAGGAAGGAACTTGAATTTAACTTTATCTTAATATGTTTGCATTAGTAGAATCAGGAACAATTACACAATTCCCCAAAGGCAACAAAGGAATTACAATAGGAGAGAATCAATACCCTTCTAGTATTTATACTTTATGGACTGAAGTAGAAAGAAATGCTATTGGCATCTATACTGTAGAAATAGATAGCACCAATAGAAAAGATGAAGAGTTTTATATTAATACAAATATTACTTATGCATTTGGTAGTGGTAAAGTAACAGGAAGTTACGGAACAGCGACTGCAATAACACTAAATGATATTACATGGACACAAGAAGAAATTGATGCTGACCCATCTGATGCTCCTGAAGGTGCAACTACAAGCACAGTAAAAGTATATGGTCTTAAAACAAAATACAAAAATCAATTTAATGCACAAGCTGCAGGACTCTTAGCTAAGACAGATTGGTATGTCATCAAAGCTGCAGATGTTACTAGCTATTCTGTACCTAGTAATATTACAACATACAGAGCAGCAGTCAGAACAAAAGTCAATGCTATGGAAACATCTATAGACGGATGTGCTAATGTAGAAGCACTAATAACTCTACTTTCATATACTACAAATGATGCAGGAGTAACATCAAGACCATTAGGTGAGTTTCCAGACGAGGTAGTATAGATGGTTGCTATACTTGGTGCTAATAGTGTATCTGGTGGATATGAAGTTAGCAATTCATTAAGATTTAATGATGGTGATAGTCCTAATTTAACTAGAACAAATTCCTCAGGTGGTAACAGACAAGTATTTACACATTCTTTTTGGTTTAAAAGAACTAATCCTGGTAATATAGATGTTTTATTTCAAGCGGGAACATCAGAATCGACAAACACAGGTTTTTATACTGTTACCATAAATGGTAGTGATAAATTATTTATTGGTGGTGCGGCTTCTTCTTATAGACAAACTAATAAATTATTTCGTGACCCTTCAGCTTGGTATCATATAGTTTTAGCTATGGACACTACTGATGGTACTGCTGATAATAGATTAAAAGTTTATGTCAATGGATTGCAAGAAACAAGTTTTACAACAAACAATACCATCACTCAAAATTTAAATACACCTGTCAATGAAAATGGTAAAGTGCATCAAATAAGTGGGAATCAAATAGCTAACGATTTTTATGTTGCTGGTTATCTATCAGAATATAACCACATAGATGGACAACAACTTACACCCACATCTTTTGGAGAGTTTGATGATAACGGAGTTTGGATACCAATAAAATATACAGGAAGCTATGGCACTAATGGTTTCTTTATGCAATTTAAACAAACAGGAACAAGTCAAAACTCTAGTGGTATAGGTGCAGATACATCTGGTAATGATAATCATTTTGCAGTAACTAATCTTGCAGCTACAGATGTAACAGAAGATACTTGTACTAATAATTTTGCTACTATAAATCCTTTAGCAAATCAATTTAATCCTGCAGCTTTATCAGAGGGTAACACAAGAGTTGATTTTGATAATGGCACTTCAACAGTTTATAATATTTCAACTATAGGAGTTTCATCTGGTAAGTGGTATTGCGAAATAAAAGCAGTTACAATTCCTGATTATGCTGAAATAGGCATAGCATCAAGACCATGTATAGCGAGTGGTAATGATGATAAATTAACAAAAAACGAATTTAACTATGGGTACACGGCAAATAATGGAAATGTTAAATCAAATAATTCAGGTGGCTCTTCATATGGTAATACTTATGATGATGGTGACATTATTGGAATAGCTTTAGATTTAGATAATAACAAATTGTATTTTTCTAAGAACGGAACATTTCAAAATAGTGGTGACCCCACCTCAGGTTCAACAGGAACTGGAGCAGTGTCTATTGAAGCACCATCAGGAACTATAGATGGAGTTTACTATTTTGCAGTAGGTGATAATAGAAATGCACACGATACTAGGATGGATTGTAATTTTGGTAATCCTGCATATAGCATATCAAGTAGCAACAATGATGGTAAGTATGGTAACTTTGAATATGCAGTACCATCAGGATATTATGCACTATGTACTAAAAGATTAGCGGAGTTTGGATAAGGAAATAATATGGCATATACAACAATAGATGACCCTTCAGAGTATTTTCAGACTGCAACTTATTCTGGTAATTCAAGCACACTAGCAGTTGTTAATGATGGGAACTCTAACCTACAACCAGATTGGGTTTGGGTAAAAAGGAGAAATTCATCTTCTACTCATGCCTTAGTAGACAGTTCAAGAGGTAGAGCAAAAAGTTTAGGTAGTGAAGCAACTGATGCTGAATTTAACACTTCAGATACTTCTAAAGACCTTATTTCTTTTGATACTGATGGTTTTACAGTAGGTCAACCAAACCAAAGAAACATGAATGGTAATGGAGATTCTTTTGTAGCATGGCAATGGAAAGCTAATGGTGGAACTACATCATCTAATAGTGATGGAGATATAACTGCAACAGTTCAAGCCAACACTACAGCAGGATTTAGTATTGTGACTTACACAGGTAATGGAAATGCTTCTGCACAAACAGTAGGTCATGGGTTAGGTGCTGAGTGTAGAGTTGTTATTGCAAAAAGTAGGTCAATAGGTGATGAAAGTTGGAGAGTTTTTCATGAAAGTGTATCACAATCTGGTGGGGGTAATTTATTTTTAAATGGTACAAGTGCATTAGATACTAGTGACCCTGCTAGAATAACATCAACAAATACAACTACTTTTACTTTAGATGGGTATCATAGCACTTATGATGCTCTTAACGAAAATAGTCAAACTTATCTAGCTTACTGTTTCGCAGAAATAAAAGGCTACTCAAAAATCGGTTCTTATGAAGCAAATGATTCTACAGATGGAACATTTATTTATACAGGATTCAAACCTGCTTGGGTTCTTTTAAAATGTGTAGATTCTTCTGGAAATTGGTTTTTATTTGATAATAAAAGAGATAATTCAAATATGGTAACACAAACAATTTTTGGAGATTTAAGTGCGGCAGAAAATACAGAATCTAATGGATTAGATTTTTTATCAAACGGAATTAAATTAAGACAAAGTGGAAGTGGTGGTATAAATCATTCTGGAACATACATCTACATGTGTTTTGCATCTTCGCCTTTTGTTTCTTCAAAAGGAGTGCCAACTACTGCGAGATGAAAAATGATTGGCATATTTACACTATTACAGCTTTACTCATTTCTTTCTTAATATTTATTCCTAAGTCATATTCAGCAGACACGAATACAGTATCTAGTGGAACTGTGACTATTGACAAAACCCCACCTTCAGCAATATCACCAAGTGTTAATGCACAATCAGATTTATGTGTAGTACCTGTTAGTGGTGCAGTTCAATCTACTGTTATTGGTATAAGTGCAGGGAGTGTCTATGACTCAGAGTTCTGCCAAAATATTAGACTAAGTAAGGCATTGGCGGCTCTTGGCTTAAAAGTAGCTTCTGTTTCTATCTTGGCACAAAATGATGCTAGAGTTTTTGATGCTCTTTGGTTAGCAGGAACTTACCCACCAATTAATTCTAAGATTGGTATTGAAGCAAAGGAAGAATGGCTCAAAGAAGAAAATCAACATTTAATTCCAGAGGACTCTAAAATATTTCCTAAAAATGCAGTCAAGCAAGTAAATAAAACCAAAGAAGGAGAATGGGATGCTATCAAAGATTTTGGTCTTATTGCTCTTAGTATGCTTCTCATACTCTAAAGCTGAAGATCTAACCACAGGTAATATTCTAGATCCTGCTGATGAATGGACTCTAGAAGATAAAGCATCAACAACTCAATGTAGTTATTCTGGAACTTTAGAAGATGGTGAAGTTTGCACAGGTAGTTCTAGTATTGGTGGTGGATATAATGAAAATGATGGTGGAAAGATTGTTAGCGATCAATACTCATTAATAAATCAAGGTTTATCTATTGATGAAATACAACAAGGATTTGACTATACATATGGCTCAACAATAGAGAGTCATGTATCTAATACTAATGTTTTATCTTGTGTTGATACCAATGGAGATTGCAAAGATTATTTTTCTATTACATTAAATCTATCAGATCAAAACGGAACTATATTTAAAACTCATCAGCACACAGTTGAAATGGATTATCAAGGTCAGCAAACTTATGAATATTTAGCAACACTAGATCCAAACTTCTATGAAGATGTTTCTTTTCAAATGGATATTTGGTCAGTAGATGCAGGATATACTAATGGTTATTATGGTGGGATTATAAGTAATCCATTTCTTTCCGTTCAATATCAAACTGTTGAAATGATAACTGATATAATTACAGATATTGTTAATGACATTGTTTTTGATGAAATAGAATTTGAAGAAGTATCTTTTGAAGTAGTGATAGAAGATTTTTTCCAAGATGATTTAACATTTGAATTTGATTTTGCACCTGTTGAACAAGCACCTATAGAGA